GGTAAAGACTTAATACTACAAGCATATGAGAATACTGCTGTATTAACATTAATTAATGGAAGAAAGATATATTTAAAGGGTTCTGACAGACCAGAAACGCTTCGTGGCGTTGGACTTTCATATGTCGTGCTCGATGAATATGCGAGTATGAAGCCTGTTGTTTGGGAACAGATAATAAGACCAACTTTGGCAGATGTAAAAGGTAGAGCACTCTTTATTGGTACTCCAGCAGGAAAGAATCACTTTTTTGACTTATATAATGACGCACAAGAGGATGACGATTGGGAAGCATTTCAATTTACTTCAATTGATAATCCCTTCTTACCAAAAGAAGAGATACAAGCTGCCAGTAAGTCTATGTCGTCTATGTCCTTTAGACAAGAGTTTGAAGCGTCATTTGAAACATTTAGTGGTGGTATATTTAAAGAGGAATGGTTTAAGGTAGATGAAGAACCAGAGGGTGGTAGCTATGTAATTGCTGTAGACCCTGCTGGTTATGAGGATAGTGAGAAAGAAAGAAACTTAAAGCGTTCCAGATTAGACGAAACTGCAATATCTATAGTTAAAATAGACCGAGATAAGTGGTGGGTAAAGGATATTCTCCATGGAAGGTGGAATATCAAAGAAACTGCCAAGAAAATCTTAATGTCGGCTATAAATGTAGAATCAAGTACAGTAGGTATCGAAACTGGTTCTTTGCGTAACGCCATATTACCTTATTTGGAAGATGAAATGAGAACTAACAACCAATGGTTGTCTATTGTAGAGTTACGACATGGTGGTAAAAAGAAGATAGATAGAATCACTTGGTCGTTACAAGGAAGAATGGAACATGGTCAGATAACTTTCAATGAAGATAAAGATTGGAAGCATTTTAAGAATCAGATGATGGATTTTCCTAACAAATTAGCACACGATGACTGTTTGGACAGTCTTTCCTACATTGACCAAGTAAGTGTGGCAGATTTTGCACACACAATTGAATTAGAAGAAGAATGGAGTCCTATAGATAATGTTGCTGGATATTGAAGATTTAAACCCGAAAGATTACGATGATGTTGTAGAGTATAGTCAAGATGAGTCAACCATATCACTTAGGTATATAGCAGCTTGTTCAATTATTGCCAACCTAGCCAATGACTTAGACCCTGACTTACTCCCCAATGATGAAAATGTAGACCTATCTATATGCAAAATGCTTATGGATGGAAATATTGAGATAGAACAACTAAGTAAAAGTATACATTAATGTAAATGAGAATGATTATCAGTTGCATTTAGACTGGTAGTGTGTTATAATCGCCCCAATTTCTGGAGAATAAATTTTTATGCTTGACAAGAAAGAACAACAATACCAAGCGTTAGCTAGTTGGTTAAACTATAGACTGGAAAGTTGGAGAACACACAGAGAAATTAATTATACTACCAAGTGGGATGAGTATTATCGTCTATGGCGTGGTATATGGGATGTAACTGACCGAACAAGGACAGCAGAACGCTCAAGAATCATAGCACCAGCCCTACAACAAGCAATTGAATCAAGTGTTGCAGAACTAGAAGAAGCAACATTTGGCAGAGGCAAGTGGTTTGACATTCAAGATGACATGCTTGACCAAGATAATAGTGAAGCAGAGTATATCCGTAATCTATTACAAGAAGATTTAGAAAAGACTGGTGTAAAAGACGCTCTAGCAGAGGTATTTCTTAATGGTGCTATCTATGGAACAGGTGTTGCCAAGATTGTTGTCAACCAAACAGTAGAAAGAGCACCTTCAGAAGAACCTGTAGAGGGTTCAATGACTGGTATGAGAGGTATTACAGAGTATGCGTCTATTGATGTTAAGGTAGAACCTATATCTCCAAAAGAATTTCTTATTGACCCTGCTGCAAATAGTATTAATGAAGCACTAGGTGTCGCCCACGAAGTAATCAAGCCTAGATACCATGTAGTTCAAGGAATTGCATCTGGTGTTTACCGAGATGTACCCCTTGATGGTGATTATGATGTAGTTAAAATGGGCTTTGACTCAGAAACACGACAGGCTGATGAGTCTGATTCAGTTAAGATAACAGAATATTGGGGTTTAGTACCTAAGAGATTCCTTAAAGCTAAAGCTGACAAGGATGACTTTGAATATACAAAGAAAGATGAATTAGTAGAGGCAGTAGTAACTATATGTAATGATGAATACATCTTGCGTGTAGAAGAAAACGCTTTTATGATGGTAGATAGACCCTTTATATCCTACCAACACGACATTGTACCAAATAAATTCTGGGGTAGGGGCGTGGCAGAAAAGGGATATAACCCACAGAAGGCTTTAGACGCTGAAATGAGAGCAAGGATTGACTCATTGGCTATGACTACTACTCCAATGATGGCTGCTGACGCTACAAGACTACCTCGTGGAACTAAATTTGAGATTCGTACAGGTAAAACTGTACTTACTAATGGTAATCCTAGAGATGCAATCATGCCTTTAGACATGGGGCAAACAGACCCATCAACATTTAATCAAGTAGCTAGTTTACAGAACATGATTCAAATGGGAACAGGTAGTGCTGACATGGGGCAACAACAAGATACAGCTAGTGGTATGAGTATGATGCAATCTGCATCTATTAAACGCCAAAAGCGTACTTTAATGAACTTCCAAAATACATTTCTTATCCCAATGATTAATAAATGTATGTGGCGTAAGATTCAATTTGATATAGAACGCTATCCTGTTAGTGATTATAAGTTTATACCTTATTCCACTATGGGTATTATGGCTAAAGAGTTAGAAATGCAACAAATGGTACAGATGCTACAAGCCATACCAAAGGATTCACCTGCATTTAATGTTATATTACTAGCCATGATGCAAAATTCTAGCATACATAATCGTGATGCTATTGTATTTGCATTATCACAAGGACAAGAGCCAAATCCAGAGGCAGAGCAGATGGAACAAATGGCTATTCAATTACAAGTACAACAAGCACAAGCTAATATAGATAAGACCACAGCAGAAGCAGAGGAAGAAAGAGCCAAAGCTATGAAGTGGCAGTCTGAGGCTATGCTAAATCAGCCAACTGAGTTTGATGTAGCAGAGAAACAACTATCTATGCAAAAAACTGCTGTAGGTTTAGAGAAAACCAAGGCAGATGTAGCTAGACAACACTCTGAAACAGCTAGAAATATTCCAGAAGTAGAACATCTTAAATCAGAAACAATATTAAACCTAGCTAAAGCTAGACAAGCTGGACAAACCAGCCCTATAAATACTAGAGTACAATAATTTATGCCAAAAACAGATGAGGTTTTCCTATCTGACAGATTAGATATGTTAAGAGGCGAAGGCTGGTTAGATTTAAAAGAAGAATTAGAGAATTTAGAATTGAGTATTACTAATGGATAATCAAGGGTCAGTTGCGTGTACTAAACTTTTTATTGAGTTTAGAAACCGCAACAACACTATCGTTGGAAGAACTGCAAGACGCAAATCCAACATAATATAACTTCACAACCCTACGAGGGCGGAGAAAAAATGAGTATAGTAGTAAATGACACACCAAAGATAGACGAACCTATAACAGAAACACAGGTAGAAGAACAAGAAGTAGAGGCAGTTGCAGAACCAGATGGAAATGTAGTTGAAGAAACTCCAGAGTTTGAAATACCTACAAAGTATGCGGGGAAGTCTATGGAAGAGGTAATTGAAATGCATCAAAATGTCGAACAGGCATTAGGTAAACAAGGAACTGAAGTTGGAGAACAACGGAAGTTAATCCAAAGCTTACTTGAGGCACAAAACAAGTCTAATACTACTGTAGAAGAGCCACAAGAAGAGGCAGTTAGTTTTGAAGATGCTTTTTATACTGACCCTGCGAAAGCAGTCAACTCAGCTATAGAAAATCATCCAGATGTACTAAAGGCAAGAGAGCAACAAGCCCAACAAGAACAACAACAACAGTTGAATATACTTGAAAAGGCATACCCAGACTGGGAAAAGACTGTCGCAGACAAGAACTTCCAAGATTGGGTTGGTGCTAGTGAGATTAGAAAAGATATTTTCCGTAAAGCTGATAAAGAATATAGACCAGACTACGCAATTGAACTATTTGATATGTACGATAAACTCAATATGGTTGAAAAAACCAAAGAGGTTCAAAAGAGTGAGAGGACTAAAGCCAAGAAAGCATTACGACAAACTGTATCTGAAACTCGTTCCACACAATCGGTTGGTGGCAAAAAAATGTATCGGAGGGCTGATTTAATCAACCTTCAAGTTACAGACCCTAGACGATATGAAGCGTTGGCTGATGAAATTCAGTCAGCATACGCAGAAGGTAGGGTTAAATAATCATTTATAAAGGAGAAGTAAAATGGCTTTAGGCTCAAACCAAGTTGGTGTGTCTGTTGCTGGTAACTTCATCCCAGAACTCTGGTCAGATGAAGTTATAGGTGCATACAAATCAAACTTAGTGGTTGCTAATCTAGTTACTAAGCTATCTCACAAAGGAAAGAAAGGTGATACTATTCACATTCCAGTTCCTTACATTATCGGCAGCTACAAATAGTGTCATAAATGTATCCATTAACAAGCACTACGAATATTCTAAGTTAATCGAGGATATTGCAGAAGTACAAGCACTTGCCAGTATGAGAAAATTTTATACTGACGATGCTGGTTATGCTCTTGCAAAACAAGTCGATACTGACTTAGTTACTTTGTGGGAAGGATTACAAGGCGGAACAGTTGGTGGCGCTAATGCTGCTGCTTGGGAAACAGCGTATATCGGTTCAACTGGTACTACAGCTTACACAGGCAACTCATCTAATGCTGCTGACATTACTGATGCGGGAATCAGAGCGTTGATTCTTAAACTAGATAATGCTGATGTACCAATGGACAATCGTTCATTTATCATTCCACCAATCGTTGCTAACGATATGCTAGGTCTTAACAGATTTACTGAACAACAGTATATCGGTTCTGGCGATGCTATTAAAACTGGCAAGATTGGTATGATTTATGGTGCTGATGTTCATATCTCATCTAACTGTCCTACTACTACTACAGCTAATACTGCAACTGATAGAGTTGGAGTGCTAATGCATAAAGATGCTTTAGTTTTAGCAGAGCAAGTTGGCGTGAGAAGTCAGACACAATATAAGCAAGAGTATTTAGGTGACTTGTTCACTTCAGATACAATTTACGGAATTGCAGAACTCCGTAATGATGCTGCTGTTGCGTTTGTAGTTCCAGGAACTTAATCAGTAGTTAGTTAATCGTAACCCCTTCTAATCTGAGGGGGTTATTCTGAATTAATTAGGAGTAAATATGCCTTACGGAAAGGGAACATATGGAAAAAAGAGGGGCAGACCACCTAAAAGGAATAAGAAGAAGAAATAACCATGCCTTTTTATGATTATCAATGTAAGCATGGTCATGTCTTTGAAGAGATGTGTTCTATGTCAGACAGAAATCGAAAGAAAGAATGTCCTGAATGTGGTTCAATGGGTGATGTAATAATGTCAGTCAATACAAATCGCCCTCATTTTGGCAATCAAGATACTCTCTGGAATATGAGAGAACGCAAACGCACAAGTGAAACCAAGAACGGTAAATATAAGAATAAGTTTTATCATATATAGGAATAAATTTAGTGGACATATTTAAAGACAGTTGCGAAGAACATATTGGAACGGATTTAGAGTTAGAACGCTTTAAAGCCAAGATAAGAGAAATCTGGTCAAGGATGCTCGTGGAAACTTATAAATTGAATTATGATTCAGAAGATGAAGATAGTATGTCAGAACAAGAATACATCGAACATAATGCTCTTAAATTTGCAGACGAGCCAGAAGAGGTAACAGAGTTAGACTCTCTTATGGATATGCTTGATGGTCTATTAGACCCTAAAGAAGAACTAGATGGCGTACAGTCTGGAGGCAAAGCACCTACCTACAATGGTGGTGGACTTAAATCAAATAACGAAAAAGGAAAGACAGAGGCAACAACTTATGAATTTGAAAGCAAGACTACAAAAACTCCTAATGATTCTCGAAGTGGAGTTAAAGGTGGCTCGTATGAGGGTACGCCTTCGGGTGGTATCAGCAAGAAAAAAGCTGACACAGTTATCAGAAAGTACACTCCTCTTATTGAAGAAATTAAAGATGAACTTAGGTCTTTAGTAGATAGACAAAGAATCGGTAGAAGGAAGATGAGGTTTAGACTCTAATGCCAAAATTGCATTGGAAGAAAAAGAAACTTCTAACTATATTAGCAAATAGAAGGCAATGGGAAAGAGAGTTTCTTCCTTCTGTTACTACTGGAATTGAAATAGAGATGGAACATTTAAGTGGTTACTATCTAGTTACAGAGGCTTCTATCTCAGCAACACCTACATACATTATTACGGAGTAAATATGGCAACAACTAAAGTATCGGCATTATCAGCATTAACTGTAACAGATGGAGCGGAAGAACTACTCATTAATGATGGTGGAACGAGTAAGAAAGTTACCATTGATAATGTGCTTCACGATGATTCAATAAGAAGTGAACATTATGTAGCAGGTAGTATTGACTTAGAACATATGTCTAGTGAATCTGTAGATGAAGATAATCTACATATTTCAAATGCTGGTAGTAATGGACAATTCCTAAGTAAGCAATCTGGTGATACTGGTGGTTTAACTTGGGCAACTCCAACATCAGCAAGTACCGCAACTGCTAGTGCTACAGGAGTTATAAAATTAGAAGATGATACTGACCAATCTGTAGCAGCTAATACTGTAAGTGCAACTGCTGGTAAAACTTATGGTTTACAGTTAAATTCTAGCGACCAAGGAGTTGTTAATGTACCTTGGACTGATACCAATACTACTTATTCTGTAACAGATGGCGAGTTATCAGAAATTAATTTTACAAGTGCTGACCATACTAAACTTAATGCTATTGAAGCAAGTGCTGATGTAACTGATGCTACCAATGTAACCGCAGCAGGTGCATTAATGGACAGCGAATTAGCTGGTATTGCAGCAGTCAAGGCAACTACAGGTACATTCCTAACTGCTGACCAAACTAAATTAGATGGAATAGAAACTTCTGCGGATGTAACAGATGCTACAAACGTAACTGCTGCTGGTGCTTTGATGGACTCTGAAGTTACAAATCTTGCTGCTGTTAAAGCGTTTGCTACTTCTGATTATGCTACTGCTGCTCAAGGAACAACTGCTGATGCAGCCTTGCCAAAAGCTGGTGGTACTATGACAGGAACAGCAGTTGCTTCGACTAATACAGACGCAACTAACACAGGTTCAGTAACACTAGACTTTGCTACTAATCAAAACTTTGTACTCACCTTGACAGGTAACACAACTCTAGCTAATCCTACAACGGAAACAGTAGGACAATCTGGATTCATAGCGTGTATTCAAGATGGTACAGGTTCACGAACATTATCACTTGGTACAGATTATGAAACCGCAGCAGGTGCAGGGATTACCTTAACCTCTACAGCAAGTGCAACCGACTTAGTTCCTTATTTGGTTGTAGCAGCAAACAGAATTTTATTAGGAACACCACAACTGGCTTTCGCATAATATGCCTTTCGGTTCAGAACAATGGATGTACGCCTCTGGGGCAGATTTCACTATAGACCAGAGTCTTAAGTTTAATGATGATGATAGTGCTTATCTAAGTTTCACTCCAGCTAGTGCTAGTAATCGTAAAACTTGGACTTATAGTGGCTGGATTAAAAGAGGTGATGATAATTCTGGTGCAGGTGGTATAAATCACACTTTACTTGATACAACTTCAGGTGATGGTATTCATATAAGAGCTGGTTCAAATACTCCTTATATGCAAATAAATTATGCTAATGGCTCAGAAATAGTTACTAATCAAGTGTTTAGAGATAAATCTGCTTGGATGCACATTCTTGTTGCACTAGATACTACACAAGGAACAAATACAAATAGAATAAAGATTTATGTAAATGGTGAACAAGTAACAAGTTTTTCAAGTGCATCATATCCATCAGAAGATGCTGATGGATATATTAATAATAATATTTCACACCAAATTGGTAAACAAGCTGGATTAACAAGATATTTTGATGGCTATATGGCAGAAGTACACTTCATAGATGGTACTGCCTTAACCCCAACTTCATTCGGTGAAACAGGTGACTACGGAGAGTGGAAACCTATAGAAGTAAGTGGTTTAACTTATGGTACTAATGGATTCTATCTAAGTTTTGCAGGTGGTGGAGTTATGTCTGCTACAGGTGGAACAATAACTACCGATGGTGATTATAAAGTTAATTCATTTACTGCTGATGGTACATTCACTCCTAGTGCTGATGGTTATGTTGAATACTTAGTCATCGGAGGCGGTGGTGGCGGTGGTGGACTTATTGGTGGCGGTGGTGGTGCTGGTGGATATAGAACAGGATATTTAGCTGTTACTGGCTCAACAGCATACTCAATTACTGTTGGCGCTGGTGGTGATGCTGGAGCAGCAATTCCAACTCAAGGTGAAAGTTCAATATTTGGTTCAATTACATCTACAGGCGGTGGTAAGGGTGGTTATTATGCTGGTTCATCAGTATATACTGCAGGTTTTGCTGGTGGTTCTGGCGGTGGTGGTAGTGTTACATATACAACAGGAGGTGCTGGTGGTACAAGTACAGCATACGGAAATAATGGTGGTGTTGGATTAGCAAATAGTGGTGTTTCTTCATCTGCTGCTGGCGGTGGTGGTGCTGGAGCAGTTGGTGTTAATGGTGCAAGCAGCAACCCCGGAAATGGAGGTGCAGGACTAGCTTCATCTATTACAGGTTCAGCAGTCACTAAAGCTGGTGGAGGCGGAGGAGGCGGACACGCTTTTTCTGGAGGTGGTTCTGGTGGTTCTGGAGGCGGAGGTGGTGGCACAACAACAAATGATGGTGGTAATGGTGTAGCAGGTACAGCTAATACTGGTTCTGGTGGTGGCGGTGGTGGTGCTAGTCAGAATGGTGGTGCGGGTGGTTCAGGTATTGTTATCATTCGTTATAAATTTCAATAGGAGGGGTATATGAGTAATGACTTAGGTATAGACCGCTCTGGAAATGGAAACAACTGGACTGTTAATAATATGGCATTTGCAGACCAGATGGTTGATAGTCCTACGAATAACTTTGCTACATCAAATTCATTAGTTACGTGGGGATTCGATGATAATGTAGGTATAGCTGCTTTATCAGAAGGTAATTTAAAAGTTGATTCAGTTGTAGCGCAAGTTCAAATGACTAAAGTACCTTTTACTATGGCAGGAAAGATGTATTTTGAAGTAAATATGCTGTCACAACATTATCAAGTAGTAGGAATTGGTGAAGAAATGTGGGGTGGACAATCTGGTTTAACCGATAATTCTGGAAATATTCAAGATGGTCTTATTATATATGTTAATGCTGGTGCTGAATATCTCACAAAAGCAGTAGGAGGTACTCGTACCGATGGTTCAGAAAATGATGTAACAGTAAATGCAGGAGATATTATACAATATGCTTATGATGCAGATACAGGAAAGGCTTGGGTTGGTATAAATAATACTTGGCATAATAGTGGTAATCCTTCAACTGGTTCAAATCCTTTTTGTACTTTTCCTGTTGCTAGTAGAAGTAATATACAACCAGCAGGTTCAGACTATACAACAGGTAGTGGTTTTATATGGAACTTCGGACAAGATTCAAGTTTTGCAGGTACAAAGACAGCACAAGGCAATCAAGATGGTAATAGTATAGGTGATTTCTATTACACTCCACCTACTGACTTCTTAGCTTTATGTACATCTAATCTACCAGATGTAGCTGTTGTACCTAGTGAGCATTTTAATACTGTGCTTTATACTGGTAATAGTTCTACTAATGCAATAACTGGCGTAGGTTTTCAGCCAGATTTTACTTGGTTTAAGGCTCGTTCAGATATAAGAACTCATAGTTTAGTGGATTCAGTAAGAGGGTTTAATGGTTCAAGTGCTAGAGTACTTCAATCAGGAGGTTCAGGCTCTAATGCAGAGTGGGAATCCGCTTATATTAATTCATTAGATAGTGATGGTTTTACATTAAGTGGAACAGAGAACTATATTAACAATTCTTCACACACTTACGTAGCTTGGAACTGGAAAGCAAACGGTAGTGGTTCAGCTAATACTGTTGGAACTATAAACTCTACAGTTAGTGTTAATACGGATGCTGGGTTTAGTATTGTTAGTTATACAGGTAATGGTTCAGATGGTGCTACTGTAGGACACGGACTAAGTTCTGCTCCAGATATGGTTATAGTAAAAAGTAGAGATTCTGTTCATCATTGGTCAGTTGGACACGTTGGATTAGGAACAGATGAAGTTTTATTACTAAGTTCAACTGCCGCTAAAGCAAACTGTGTTACTGGTTTTTCTAATGGTGGCGTAGGAGCAAGAGGTGCTACAACTTTTACATTAGAAGCTGGAACATCAGACGCAAACAATGTCAATACAAATACTGAGGGATTTATAGCCTACTGTTTCCACTCTGTAGATGGCTACTCGAAGGTGGGTTCATATACTGGTAATGGTGTAGCTGATGGAACATTTGTTTATACAGGTTTTAGACCAGCTTATGTGATGATGAAGCGTAGTGACTCAGCTAGTTCTGGGCATTGGTTGATAAAAGATAGTAAAAGAGATGAATTTAATAGTAATACACTATATGTAACTGCTAATCAGAGTAATGCAGAATCAGACAATACTGTTGAAATAGATTATTTATCCAACGGATTTAAGCAAAGAAGCACTAACAATGTTAATAATGCTGATAGTTCTATTTATGTATTTATAGCCTTCGCAGAAACACCTTTTAAATATTCTAACGC